GGATTAAAAGAATATGCTAAGCTTTAAACAATATTTGTCTGAAACTACTCTAGAAAAGATACATGAAAACGTAGTGATAATGAATTAGTTGAAAACATAGTAAATGAAAATTTGAAAAATGGAAATAAAGCAAAGTGCCAAACGGCATTTCTTAAAAATGGATTAAAGGCGTACTGCTAAAATGAACTTCAAACATTATCTGTCAACATTTATCTGCGAAACCTTAGAACTTAAAAATGATAAGGTCATTTACTATAAGCAAGCTAAACCATACTCTTCAGAGAAAGGATTGATTTCAACTTACTTTAGAGCTAAGGATTCATATCTAAATAAAGCCGGCAAAGATTTCAATGGTGAAACAGTTTATAGCTTATTCAATTATAAGTCAGATGCTGAATCGCATGACATAATTTCTTCGCTAAAAGGATTAGGACCTTATAAGCTAACTGAAGGCACCTATGAAAGATTTTTAGCAGATGCTGCAAAATATGCTTCTGATATTATCAGCAACCAAGAAATAAATTGTGTCATTTATCCTACTTCAACCTCTAAATTCTTAGCCGATTTTATTGAACAGCTGAAAGATAAATTAGACGATAAAGTCATATTCATTAAAGACGCAATCGCTAAAAAGCAATTCAAAGAGATTGAAGCTGAAGCTGAACATTTAATTAATCCAGACTATTATGGCATCAGTAAATTAACCGCTTCTAAAAAATTGAGCTTGATTAAGCAAATAATTAACAATGTTAAAAGTAATGAACAGGAAGGTCGCGGCTCAATTATAACACTAAAAAATGTTGGATTTAAACGAGATACTCACTACTTACATAAATTCATGCACGCGGTTTCTGATTCAATTTTAGATATCGAAAATCAACATGTCCTAATAGTAGACGATTTAATTGGCTCAGGTTCTTCATTTGCTGAGTTATTCAGAGTAGTAAAAGAATATGACCCAAAATCTGTCATCGGATTGACAATTTTTAAACGCTCTGGTTCATAAACGCCATTTTAAAAATATAAATAAACGTATCTAAATTACTAAAAAGATACGTTTTATGCATTATGAAAAAATAAATCAAAGTTTAATTCAAAAAGCTCAACTAAGAGCACCATCATTAGAACAAGCAAAATTAAATTTAGTTTTTTTATCTGCAGTAAAATATTATATTAAAGGAATAAAATAATGGCTGCTAATAACTTAATTAAAAGGGCAAATATACAAGAAGAATTTGAGCCATGGCATATTGAAGAACTTGAAAAATGTACTGAAGATTACATTTATTTTATAAAGAAATATGTAAAAATTCAGCATCCAACGAAAGGAACCGTTCCTTTCGAGTTATATGATTATCAAGAAGAAATTCTTCATTTGGTTCACAATAATAAAGACGCGATGATACTGGCTGCAAGGCAGTTAGGAAAAACACAAACTATATCGACTGGTTATATCTTATGGCTCGCAACATTTCATAAAGATAAAGATTGTCGAATCGCTTCTAAAAATATGAAGCATGCGACTGAAATCATGTCACGTATAAAATTTTCATATGAGGAGCTTCCTCATTGGTTAAAAGCTGGTTGTAAATTTTACAACAGAACCAGTATGGAAATGGATAATGGTTCTAAAATAAGCACTGAAGCGACAACTGAAAAAACCGGTCGTGGTGGAAGTCCATCATTAATCTTTATTGATGAGATTGCGTTCGTTTCTAAAAGAATTCAAGAAGAATTGTGGGCATCACTTGCTCCATCTTTATCAACTGGTGGTAAATTAATTTTGACAACTACACCTAATGGGGATACTGATTTATTTGCAAGGTTATGGCGCGAAAGTGTTTCAGGACAAAATAATTTTGCGAATTATTTTGTCACGTATGAAAGACATCCAGAACGTGGTCCTGGGTCTGGCTACTATGAGGATATGCTAGGGAAAATTGGTGAGCTCAGATGCCGTGTGGAATTGATGTGCGAATTCTTATCATCTGATGCATTGCTGATTAACTCACAACGACTTATTGAGCTTAAAGAGAAGGTTCCAATTAGGGTAGATAATGGATTTAGGTTTTGGGAAGATAGGGCGCCAGGACTTGCATATCTGGTTGGCGTTGATATTGCAACTGGAACTGGTAAAGATTTTAGTGTCATCCAAGTTTATGACTTCCCTACTTTGCGACAAGTTGCAGAGTATCGTTCAAATTTAATCAATATACCAGAGCTGTATATAAAGATTAAATGGATATTAAAATGGTTGAGCGCTCCATTCAATAATCGTCGACCTGAGGTATTTTGGACATTTGAGCGAAATGCAATTGGTGAAGCAATTGGTGCTCTTTATGAGACTGATGAAAAGCAGCCGGAATATGCTGAGCTAGTAAATGATGTCAATAACAGGCTTGGCATGAATACCAATAGTCGAACTAAAGTTCTTGCATGTTTGCAATTGAAAACTTTAATAGAAAAGATTAAGAATGGCTTAGAAATCAAATCTGATATTGCAATATTTGAATTGAAAAATTTTATCAGCTCCGGTGGTTCATACGCAGCTAAAGCAGGAGCAACTGATGACGCGGTATCCGCATTGTTATTGATAGCTCGTTTGTTAAAACACATAAGTCAGTTTGATGATTCAGCTAGAACTATTCTCTATGAATATAATGAAAGCGATTATGTCAATGGAGAAATAACAGTTGACTCGAGTGATGAACCACTTCCATTCGTCTTTTGAGAACGCTACGTTTTTGAAAAAGCTGAGAGAAAAAATTTGCAAGCGAGACAAGACCCTTAGTCTGTCAGTTTTCATAGCCTTCAAATCAGGCTATAATATAAATAGTAAAGTAACTTTTTGTAAGGAAAAAGCATGAGATTACATGAGATTAAAGAAGGTCTTCCTGCGACCGAAGTATTAGCTGAATCAACAACCCCGATTCACATCACTATGATGTTAAATGAAGTTATAAAAGCTGGAAAAATTACTAATACCGCGCAAGTAGTTATTTTAGGTCAATTAGTAGAATTGTTTAAATACGCCCCGTATAATGGGCAGCAAGGACAAGCGATTGAAATTCCTAAATTTACAAGTGCAATTAAGCCAAGGTATATGTATGAACAGCAGCCTTCTAAGAAGGTTTATGATGATATCAGAGCTTTAGTGGCTGAAGACCAAGTTAAGCTTGCTTACTGGTGTGCTACTCAATTGGCTCTTGCTGAAGCTGATGAACAACTTGCAAAGTGGGTAAACCCACAGATGGGGCTATCTGCTTGGATTCAATACGTGTCTCAAGCTCAAGATTGAACAAGTGATAAATACGTTAACGAATAACTTATTCTCTCTGTTGGAGATTTATTAAATGGCAGCATATAACCTTGTTCACGCCGATAACAGCAAGCCTGATATTGTCGTTCAACCATTGATGGTTGATACCTCAACTGATTTAACATTTGTTGGTCGTGGCGTCCCTGATTATGGCGAAGCTGAGCACACTAACTTTTTAAGGTTGTTGGAAAACTTTGCAAGTGATTCACAACCAGTTAAGCCAATTGAAGGTCAAATTTGGTATAAACCTTCTGATAGCCAGTTGTACACCTGTATTCAAGAAAGTCCAGCTCAATGGGTTTCTATATCACAGATGGCTATTAATACCACTCAACCAACTAGTCCAGAAGTTGGACAACTTTGGTATGATATTCCAAACTCAAAGTTGAAAGTTTACACTGGTTCAATTTGGATGGCAGTTGGCATTAATTCAACCTATATTTCAGCCACAGCTCCAATTTCTCCAAATGGTCCATTCCAAGGGCAATTTTGGTATGATTTAGCAAATACGACTCTTAAGCTGTATAATAGTGGCATCTGGATATCAATAACAAGCTCCACGGTCACAGTCACTAGCGGCTCCACGGCTCCAGTTGGATCAGCGCTTGGGCAGCTTTGGTTTGATACAACTGACATGGCTTTAAAAATTTGGACTGGCTTAAGTTGGGATGTATCGCATCGTTCAGTTGCAATAGTTAGTGGAACAACTCCATCTAATCCTCAGTTAGGACTGTTGTGGTATGATTCTGCAGCGTTCACCCTTAAGATTTTCGATGGAACGACCTTCATGCCAGCCATTCCAGTTCAAGATGAAGGCATTAAATGGCTTGGCCTATTGGCAATGTAATAATGTTAAAATGATAAAGGTTGTGTTATATTAGCTCCTGACAGTGCAATGGACTTAAGGATGACGTATGGCACAACTTATAGCAGTCTCTGGGACACAGGGGTCTGGAAAATCCACTCTAATAAAAGCTCTATCCGGAGATAGGTTAACCACCTTTATCAAAGGACATTTTGTTTATTTCGATCATTTCAAAGTTTCTCGTTCCGTCCAAGCAAAGCTTGGTTGGACGCTTGCTAATGCGATTGACGATATTGAACGGGTTATTCAATTTCAAGAACTAATCTACGATCAAAAGCTCAGGCACGATATTGTTCTTGCTGACAAAGCTGAAGATATCGACTTTGTGTTTGTAGAGCGATCGTTTATAGATATTGCTGCTTATACAGTGCTCTGGTTTGAACAGCAAATGGATAAAACTGTTCACCAACATTGGATGTGGCTAGAAACCTATCTTGACAAATGCGCTGAAGCTCAAAAAATCTACGATGGTATCATCATCATTCCAAAACACCCTGAAATAGCAATTGAACAAGACCCACATCGAGCGTCAAGCGAATTGAATAACAAATATGAAAAGGTGTTTCAAAACAAATATTTAGATTTTTGTCAAAGAAATAATCACTTACAACCATTTGTAAATATATTAGACCTCGACTTAAAACTTAGGATGGACAAGACAATTCATTTTTTAGACAGTTTACCAAATCGGAATTAATATGCCACTTTATCCTACACGTGCTCCCCGCTTCGGTCTTTGCTTTGATTTTGAAACTTCTGGCTCAGATTGGGGTTCTCCAAATAGCGCAATCGACTATCAGGGAATTTCACTAGGCCTTGTTGTATTTGAAACTAGAACCTTTGACATTATCGCTGAAGATTATTTCGAAATCAAGTTTGATGCAACAAAGTACAAATGGTCAAAAGATGCTGAAAAAATTCACGGTTTAACCCAAGAGTTTTTAGAAGAATTTGGCCTAACAAAAGAAGAAGCGGCTTGTCGAGTTATAGAATTTATGCTTAAATACTTTGGACCTAACCCAAATGTAATGGTTTGTGGACACAATATTGGCTATGATATTAAATTTATGCATCAATTGCTTGATGAATTTGAACTAATGTTTAACATTCATCATGTAAGACTTGATACAGCTGCTGCAGAGTTTATAGCATTTACTACTTACAAATCTGATGACCTTTTTGACCTGCTGTGTAATGGTAAACGTGATACTCATAATGCTTTAGAAGATTGTCGAATGACACTTGAGGCCGCAAAAAATATGAGACTCTTGTTTGAGGCTGCAATAAATGGCTGAACTTCAAACTTATGTTTATGACGGCGTTGAAGTAAAGAAAACTGGAAGGGTGGCTAAACGACAAATTCCAGCCAAAACAGTTCGGTCGACTAGACAAATCACTGGCCAAGTTGAACTAGTTGAAATTAAGCCAATTGATGAACTTGCCGATTGGAAAAAATGGGTTAGGGAAACTGACTTATACCTGGTAGACAACAATGACAATTAAAAAATTCATCACGTACGAATGCGATACTTGCAAGCGAGCAAAAGACCTTCCTGTCGACCTTATCCATGGCTTTGTTGATAAGTGTACAATTACTAAAAATTGTACAGGTAGGTTATTCCCAATAAAAGCAAAAAATTTAAGAGATATACTACCAACTAAAGGCGCGGCTGGTCTTCAGAATTGGTCACCACGTGGAACCAACTCTCCTTCAGTGAGCAGTGTAAATCAGCTAATTGAATATGATATTTCATCAAATGTCAATCGAGCAATGACTTTGATTTCAAAAGAACCATTTGCTACCGCGCCCTCAACTTATTCATTATCATTTACGGTACAACTTGATAGTGTTCAAGATTATATCGAATATGATTATACCTTAGCGAGTGGTTCTAAAATAGTTATTGGTAAAGATACTTCTGGTAAGACATTACGTTTTTTACCAACTGATTTAATAAATGTCTATGTTCAGGGGGTTTTAAGGCCACAAGCTGATGCAACATTAGGTTATACCTTAAACTATCAAAGTGATGTTGGTTATTCAGTTGAATTTAACACAGCTCAATCTTTTGCTACCTCTGTTAAGATAGTTGTTTTTCAAGGTGTAACATTAACTGAAACAACACCATTATATTTTACTAAAAATTCAATTCTTTCGATTGATTCAGCTTGGGCAAATGTTGAAGCTGTTAATTTAGCTGGTGAACAATGGACGGTGTATACATGCACGTCAACAACAAGTCTGCCTGATAATTCACAGTTAAATTTATATGAGGTTGCTTCTGACCCAATAAAATCACGCCTTGAAGATTTTTATTTTCTGTTATCATATTCGCCATATTCAATTGCCGATAGAGTTTATTCAATTGGGGTTCAATTAAATCGATTAAGTTTGCCTGGTCAATATATTAAGGTCACTTTTGCAAACAATATTAAAACACTTAAGATATCAAGTGATTCACTAGCTGAATTGAAAAATTTACAACTTCTTAAATTAAAAACCGCATCAGCTGAAATACTTTCTACGGCTGATACCTCAAGTGCTCAAGTCATTGACTTTGCCACATCAATTATTGGACCAGTATAATGCATTATTTTGTAATTGAACTTTACGGAAATCTAATAGAAACTGTTTTTGAAAACGCACATGATTATAAATTAGCAAAGGTTTGTTTAATTTCAAAAGAATATGCTCATGATGTTTCAGCTCATTGTGGAGCGCAAAATGTTATTCAGAACATTATACCAGCTGAATTATTAGATAGTGTAATAAATGAATTTAACCCTTTATTTTTTCCCGGTAAAGATTCAATTGACATGCCTATTGATGACGAAGATGATGAAGATGACGAAGATGATGAAGCCTATTATGAATTAGATTTATTGACAGTCTTAGAAAATGATGATATAATATCTAAAAATGATGAAGACCAACGATTCAATATTATTAAAAATGATATTGATATCATTCAAAGCACACACCATTTTATGGATGATTATTTTAATCACCTATTATTATTCGCTAAAGTTATCTCTAATGGTAGCACTGCCGCAAGTTTAAACTTCAAACAATTTAAAACGGTACACTAATATGCCATTTTTTTATTCTGCGGCAATGTTGAGTGCTCATCCTGAGCAGTTAAAGACTCATCCACTTAGTGTTGAGTTAGATATAGCAAATGTGATAATGGAGAGCTCCTTATTTACGAATTATAATCAATGTATTTCAGCAATTCAACTATTAGTTAATGATTATATGGCAATCTTAAAAGCTGAAAATCCAACTAAAGAATACGCAATTGCATGGGAATTAAACCCAAATCATCAACAAACCGTTAACACTATCACTCCAAAAGAAAAATGGAGTGACAATGAATTGTTAAAACTTTATGTAGTTGAACAAACTGCAGAACCAATCAAGATGTCAACTTTCAAACCATTTCTTGCGGCGGCCGTAAATCTTACGACTGACGACACAACTGACTTACATTAAGCTGTGTAAGCTATCACTCAATAGTGATAGAATTTTATATTTTATAACATAAAGGGACTTTAATATGGCAAAAGAAAAACCACAAATCCGCGACATCACTGACGTTCTTAACAACCCAAGTGATAAATCAAAACTTGATACACTTTTGGCTGAAGCATGTCGTTGCAAACTTCGCATTGCTGATGAAAATGAAGCCATCAAAGATTTACGAATTGCCGCTCGTGATGATTTAGGTGTCGAACCAAAAATGTTCAATTCACTATTGAAAGTTAGTTTCAATGGTAATCCAATGGAAACTCAACATGAACTTTCCGCCCTCGACATCGCAATCTCAATCTTATTCAAGAAAGAGCTGGAGGAATAGTGACCTTTATCCCATCATATGTCGGTATCGACTTTGACGATAGAGGTTCAGGAAAAATCTTAGCTTGGGAACGTGACGAAAAAGGAAATCGTGTAGAAGTTTTACACAATCCTAGAAGATATTTCTTTGTGCCAGCATCAGCTGATGAAGAATTAACTGAAGAATTTACCTCAATGTTTGGCCATCGCTTGAAAAAACTATCATTTGATAATGATGCTGAATTCAAGCGAGCTAAGCGAGCCTTCCCAACTAAATTTGAAAGTGACTTTGGTCTTATAGAACGTGTCCTTATGGATAATTACTATAATCGACCTGTTCCTAAATTCAATTATGGTTTTTTTGACATTGAATCTGAAATCATAAAAGGACGAGGATTTAGTCGACCAGTCAATGCTTTTGCCCCAATCAATGCGATTACTGTCTATAAACAATGGCTTGATGAGTTTGTTTGCATTGCAGTTCCGCCACCAGGATATGACAAACCTACTTTTGACATTAACCTTACTCAATATGGTTACGCAGAAGAAAAAGTTAAATTAATCTTAGTAGAAGATGAGGCAGAACTTTTATCAATGTTCTTAACGCATCTGAGAGATTTTGACCTTATCTCTGGATGGAACTCCCATTTTTATGATATGCCTTACATCTATAAGCGTATCGAAATTTTGTTTGGAGAGAAATACGCAAATCAACTTAACTTTCCGAATGCTGGCGAAGTTAAAGTCGATTATGAAAATAAGGGTGGAAGCAAAAAACATTGGGGTGATGATCAAGATAAAGCTGAATTAGCAAAAGCTGGAATGATGGAGCTTACCGTTAAGCTTCGTGGTAGAACACACATGGACTACATGCACATGTTTAAGAAGTTCACCTTTGGAGGTCGTGAAAGCTATGCTTTGAATGCTATCTCAGCTGAAGAAGTTAATGCTGTAAAACTTGAGCATATCGGTTTATACAGGCTGTACCATGAGCAGTTTGAAAAGTTTGTTCATTACAACTTGATTGACGTTATCTTAATCAAGATGATTGACTTGAAATTCAAGTTTGTGCAATTAGTTAATCAGATGGCGCATGAAAATACAGTTGTATTTGATGCAATCTTAGGTACTACAAAGTATGTTGATACGGGCATTACAAACTTTGCTCACCACGTAGTTGGTGTTAGGGTTAAAGATAAAGATGTGGTTCAAAAAAATGGAAAAGTTGAAGGTGCAATTGTTCTTACCCCAAATCGTGGTTTACATGAATGGGTTGGCTCAGTTGATATTAATTCACTATATCCATCAATTATTCGAAGCTTAAACCTATCTCCAGAAAAAGTACTAGGTCAGTTTGATACTGAAGCAACTAGACAGCGGCTTTGGGAAAATAAAGAGTTTCGCGACATTGTCAATAGAGCAATTGAAAATAATGAAAAAACGCTGCGTAAACGACCTAATGCAAGAGATTTAAGACCAGATATTGAGATGTTTAAGATTGCCACCGCGCGAGAAGAAGATTGGCGTGGCATCATGGCTAGTGATGACTATAAGCATACTTGTCATTTAGTTGATGAATCAGTCATAACATTAACCGGAGCTGAATGGAAGAGCATGTTAAAGGCAAATGGATTTGCCCTAACTGCATACGGAACTCTTATTAATGAAGCTGAAGGTTCAGGCATTATGCCACGTACCCTTGAGTTCTGGTATTCAGAGCGCTTAAGACTACAAGCTGAAAAGAAAAAGTGGACAAAGAAAGTTAAAGAGCTTGAGAAAGCAAAAGCCGATAAAAAAGAAATTGCTTATGCAAAAGCTCAAGAGGAATATTACGACCTTTTGCAATTGACCAAAAAAATCCAATTAAACTCAGCTTATGGCGCATTACTGGCGGCCGGCTTTAGGTGGGGAGCTGAAAATATTGGAGCTTCAGTTACTTATTCTGGTCGAGCTGTAACTAATCATATGTGTTCAACCATAGGTAAACTTATTTCTGGCAATAGCACTAGGTTAATAAAATCACATGATGTTTCGACAAAGGGTGAAATTGCGAACATTTATGTTTCAACTGAACCTTGCGTTATTTATTCTGATACTGACAGTTGTTATTTTGCGACTGGAGCTGATAATAAAGCTAGTGCGATTGAAATTGCAGATGGCATTGCTGAATTAGTAAATGATAGCTTTCAAGAGTTTATGCAATCAGCATTTAATTGCCAGCCAAAGTTTGATACTTTAATTAGGGCAGGTCGCGAAGTAGTTGCTGAACGTGGCTTATTTCAAGCTCGTAAAAAGTATATGTTGAAAGTAGTTGACCTTGACGGATTCCCTGTTGAAAAATTTAAAGCTCAAGGTTCTGAGATTAAAAAGTCGGATACGCCAAAGGTTATTCAAAAGTTTTTAAAGGCTACAGTTGATATGATATTAGACGGTAAACCTTATTCTGAAGTTGAAACTTTTGTTAACGCCGAAAGAAAAAGGTTATTCACAGTTGATTTAGATGTAGATGATATTATGTTGTTTGGAACTACAAAAGCAGCAAATGAGTTAATTCATTATGAAAAAGCGTATGATGCTGAATTAACCGGTCGGCCGCTGCTTAAGCAAGATGGAAAAACTAAGATAACAGTTCCTGGACATGTAAGAGCCGCAATTAATTTTAATCGATTAGTTGAAGAGTTTGAAGGAGCCGATGGAACAAAAATTTCCACTGGTGATAAGGTGAAGGTATTCAATATGAAACCAAACTCATTTGACTATAAAACATTAGCTATACCAGCTGAAGCTGATGAATTTCCAGAATGGTTTTTTGAATATTTCCAAATTGATTTGACTGAAACTGAGGAAAAATTGATTGATAACAAACTACTTGGAATATTTGAAGCTTGGGGATATGAAGTACCAACCGCATTTATTACTCATGTAAATAAAATTATTGAATGGTAATGTACTATTTTTAACTTTAGTGATATAATTTTCCATTAGAATCAATACTTTAAAAGGAAATTTAAATATGAAATTTACAAACCAAGACTTAGCAAATTTAAACAACATTCTGTCTATCTGTTCACTCGTTGGAATTGATGCTTTCGTTATAGAAGATGGCAGGTTGTCTTCAGTTAATGCAGATAGAACTTGCGCATTTTTGACTGGTGATAACATTCCTGTTTTACCTGAAAATGTTAAATTAAGCTTAAGCAAGCTCAAAATGTTGAAAGATAGATTAGACATTTTTAAAGGTGAACAAGCTTTAATCGTTGAAACTGTTGATAAAAATAATGGGGAAGTTTCTCGCCTAAATATCTCAGGAACAAAAGCTAAAATTCAACATGCCACCGCCGTTCGCAGCACGGTTAAAGCACCAAAAGCAATTAATGATACCCCAGTAAAAACTGTAATTATCACTAAAGATGAAGCAACAACGATTCTTAATGCTATAAAAGGCATGGGAGCAAAGAAGGTTGCATTTATCATGAAAAAGGGTAAACAGGTTAAAATTGAATTAACTGATAGCAACAATGATAAGTTTGAAGTTGAACTTGAAAATGCTGCTAAACCGATTGGCACTGACCGTGATTTAGTAAGTTATTATTTCAGTGACGTATTTTCAGCAATTTTGAAAGCTGTTTTGGCTGAAACTGACCAATTAATTACATTTACTGCATTTGAAGCTTCAGCTATATTTCCAGTTAACTCATATCCATTGACTTTGCTCTGCCCAATGGACAATCAATAAGGATAGAATATGTCATCACCAATTATGGAAGAATTGCTTGAAAATCAAACAATCCAAAATTTAGTCGCTGATAATAAAGCGTTACGCGAACAGCTAGCAAAATGGCAACCTGATATTAATATCTCATATGATATTAATACTGGAAGCATGATAGCTACCATTACCCAAAATAATATGGTAGCTTCATATTCTTTATCAAAAGAACAAGTAGAGGATTTTGATGTTACAACAAAAGTTGATAGTTTTGTTAGAAGTTTGATTGGCGACATTTATTACAAACTAATTGAAAATCAAATCAAAGACAGAATTATAGCTCTTGATGCAAATCGAATTACCTTAAAAACTACAGGCAAATGGTGATAAAAATGATTGTTAGATTTTTTGAATGGTTTACTGATAAATTAATGGCTAGCTCAAAAAAACCGTGGGTTCGCTTCATAATGTATGGAATTTCTGATGATGGTGAGGTTAAAATCGTTTCAGCCTACAACAAAGCGTTCATTAAAAATTGTGCAAAGCATGGCTTGGTTGGTGCTAATGATGATGAGACTGTTCAGAATTTTTTACTTGGAACAATCATGGCACCAAAAGATATGTTCCCTGATGACATGCTCGAGCAAGTTCGGTCAGCTGAACATCCATATCTACAAGACGAGCGCAACAAGTTAAAGAGAGGTTAAATGATGCAATTACCTGATATAATTGACATTCATTGGACAACCAGCAAACAACCGGTTGATATGGAACCAAGCAACTCGTTTGGCTATGTCTTTACAAAAGAACTTAATTGGGAATGTGTTAGACATTGGCCATTTTATAACTCGCAATCTTGGCATGAATATGTAAAATGCACTGCGGAAGAGCATGATTCAGGTATAACCAGCGTTTGGGTAAACAATGAATTAGTTTGGCATTATTCACAAGATTGGATTGTAGACCATGCAACCTTTGTACCAAAGGCTTTAACTTAACAAGGATGTTATGAAACGATTAGTAATTGACACGGCAAATTTATTTTTTAGGGTTGCTTCAGCTCATTCAAAATATCAATCGCCTAATTCAGAAGATAAAGCTGGACTTGCTCTACATAGCTGTTTGGTCACCATGAATAAATGGTTTAAACAGGTGAATCCTGACCAAATATTAGTTACCTTTGAAGGCTCTAAGAATTGGCGAAAAGATTTCACTGCATCATCTGAGTGCCTTTCTAAGGTTGGCTATAAAGCAAATCGAGTAAGAGACCCTTCTATGGACCATCTGTTTCAGGTCATGAGTGATTTTGAAAAGCTTGCAAGAGAACACACTTCTATCGTATGTTTGTCTAATCCTCGATTAGAAGGTGATGATTTGATAGCTGGGGTTGCTCAAAAGTTCTCGGCACTGGGTGATGAAGTTGTAATTCTTAGTGGAGATAAAGATTTTACACAGCTGCTGCGATATCAAGGTGTTCAATTATTAAATCCTGATAAAGGTATTTTAAGAGAGCACGACGATCCAGAATTTTTTGTATTTGAAAAATGTATACGTGGTGATGCTGGTGATAATGTAAGGTCTGCATATCCAAAAGTTAGAAAAACTAGAATTGAAAAAGCTTTTAAAGATGAATATGAGCGCACGCTTTTTATGAATGAGACTTGGAAATTTGTTAACCCAGAATCTCATGAAGAGATAGAATATAGAGTTGGAGATTTGTTTAAAGAAAATCAAACTCTTATGGACCTTGAAGCTCAACCTGCTGAAATTAGAGCATTAATAGCTGAAACAATTGATAGTGCTCTGTTAAATCATGGAAAATTTTCAATGTTTCATTTTTCAAAATTTTTAGGGCAGCATGAGTTAACAAAGATTGCTGAAAATTCTGACAGATTTGTCAGAATGTTTAACTGTAAACCAACTGCTGAACAAATTAAACAAAGTGGAGTGCTACAATTTTAATATGTATGTCTATAAAATACGAAACAAACACAACGGAATGTTTTGTAATGGTGGTTTAGAATTTAAACATAGTGGTAAAATCTGGTTTTCTAAAATGGAGATAAAAGACCATTTGCATTATATTAAAAAAATATTGCCAATAGAACAAGTCAATCTATATATTCAGCAAATTGAGATTGTGAAATTTGAAGTTCAACCAGTCTCCATATTACAACTCTCGGAATTAGAATGTCAAATAGAGATAGAACAAAAAATCGAATAGTCTGTGCGGCAAATCAATATGGTGATGGCACTATAATTGTAGGTCCACGACATTTTGATGAGACTATGCGGACTGCAATGCAGCGTATTAATCCAGATTGGAACTATTGGAAAAAGCTAGGCCATGTTCAAGGGTTTATCGATAAGTTTGGAAAATTCCATGACAGAGAAGCTGCTTGGATAATTGCTCAAGAAGCTAACCAAATTTGGGACCGATGCGGCGGTGATGGTAAAGAACTGTTTAGCGAAAATTTATATTAATAAGAGGTTTATATGAGTCAAAAATTGTTAGTTGCTAGGGTACATTTTGATATGGTAATTGCTGTTGACGAAGATTCAACATATGCAGAAAATACAGCTTTAGCTCAAGCTGTTGTCAGTGAAGCCATATTAGATATGAGTAGCTCTGAATTTGATATCGAATTTGAATTATTTACTGGCTCAAATGCTGAAGGTTGGGATGGTATGTGTGTACCATATGGTGGTGATGGTAATACAAGAATAAAAGATTATGGCTTATAGCGGTGAAACTGAAGCTGGAACTAAAGCATCGATTTGTCAGTGACAGCTTTCATTTTTTAACAAAAGCTTAATGTTCTTATTTTATCAATGAGTTTTTGGAGCGAGGCTTTCCTGGTTCTTTTTCTTATAGCATAGAAGCAGGAGATAGTTTAAATCCAGACAAATACCACATTGATATTAATGAATGCAGCTGAGCAAATAATTTAAAAGCGCTCGCTGAATTGCTAGAAGAGGTTGATTTTAACGGGTATTAAAGTCACTTTTATTCTCCTATAGATAGTATTAGACAAGCTACTTCTTGTCAGAGAGGATGTCCTCTCGGCTATCGTAACCAGGGTTATTTAAAACGTTATACGTGAACCCCTCAAATAGGAGAATAAAGCATGGCAGCTGAAAAAGCTAATAAAATCCAAAAAACCCCAACTTCTTTGCCACATATCTTTTTGGTTGATGTAGATGACAGTGGTCTATTAAAAGAAGTTGCGATTGTTAATGAATTCGCTGATGGTTCATTGGCGTATGTTGATATTCAATCACTGCATCAAATTGACAAAGGTCGTATTAAACGCGTTGTTACTGGTCCTCATGCTGATAAGTATCCGCTTTATGAATTGTTATCACAAGCTCGTTTTTCAAATGGCATTAACGGTTTAGATTATGTGCATGTTAATTTCGTTAAAATTAAACGTCCAAAAGGCGCAAGGGCTACGCAAGATAGCTTGGCAAACCTGCAGTTAGGTCGTATCTCTGACGGAATGATTGGTGCTGATTTTGTAAATCCAGCTGAATCGAACCTTGACCAAGCAACTAAGACATTCTTACTATAAGTAAGTTTTGATTTAGCTAAATGGGGAGCTTCGGTTCCCCATTTTTGTCTTTAGGAGAAGCATATGAAATGGATTAAAACCACAATACCCGAAAATGCGTTTAGGCAGCGTTTACCAATTAATTTGGAGCTTTGCTGCTATTTTAGAAAAGCTGAATGGGCTCAACATCCTAGTATAAAATTTTCATTTGGGCATGAAACTGAAGTTTATTGGATGTATGATGAACTAGATGAACGAAATCAAGAATATGATAAACTCATCAAACTTTTAGATAAACATTCGTTGAAATTGTGATATAATAATTTCGTGTTGTAGGAGGTAGTTATGAAAACAGATACAATATCTGAAATTAATTTTGAATTTTCCACTGAGTTTTTTGAATCAATTTCATTGACTGCTGAAGAATATGTCTTTTGTAATAAAGAAGTTGAGGTTGACGGAATTCGAAAAGTCAGAGTAACAAATGAAGCACTTCATTTGGCGGAAATTAAAACTCAATTTGGAATTAAGTAATGACAAGTTTAAATTTTATGTCACTAGGCGACAAGCACAAGGTGTTTGAGAAGCACTTTGAACAGAAGCTAATTGCCGGTGTTCCAGTGATTGCCAGACTTGATGGTCGTTCTTTTCATACACTGACAAGGAAAGCAATAAAGCCTTTTGACAGTGGCTTTATTTGGGCAATGGAAGAAACTGCAAAATATCTTGTTGATGAGTTCAGTGCTTTAGTTGCATATGTCCAATCAGATGAAATTACATTGGTATGGAATGAGTTAAACATTTTTGATGGGCGTGTTAACAAGATTTTGACAACTTTAGCTGCTACAACTTCGGTTGTTTTTGCAAAGCATCTATCTGAAACTGAACTGGAACATAATGTTAATGTTCCTACATTTGACTGTCGTATTTGGCATATTCCAAGTTTAGATTTAGCTGCAGAAAATGTTATGTGGCGAGAACTTGATGCTTATCGTAACAGTATCAATATGGCCGCGAGTTCTTTGTTTAGTCATAAGTCATTACAAGGTATGGGAACTAAACAACGTTTAGCAAGATTGCAAGAAGCCGGATATGATTGGCATGGATTGGCAACTCGTTATAAGCGTGGATCTATCTTTAAACGAGCTAAGATTTTGCGCGAATTACGTCAAGAAGAATTGGAAAATATACCAGTTCAATTTAGACCAACTGGTCCAGTAGAACGATCTGGTATTGTTCGATTAGAACTGCCAATTTTAACTTCTTTGACAAATCCAAAAGAAGCTTTATTTTTTGGGGCAGACCCGGTAAAGTTTGAAAAATAATTTATAAATAAATTATCAGTCTCTTTTTTGAGTCTGGTGTTTATTGACCTTTATGGCACCCACCAGCTTGGGTATCAGAGCTATATCAGCTTGGTCTTCTGGCCTTAACCTAAGAAGGTGTTCAACCTTTTTACTCAATAGGTTAAGGAAACGGCACGAAAAGACAACCCGAAGTCTTGTGCCCCGTCGTGTAGGGTAAGAAAGATGATTTTCCCGTGGAGTAGTTACCCTTACTGATGCGACAAAAGTGTAAAGAGGGAGAAACCTATGAGAAACACTGTAACCTGCATTGCATTGCTTGGTGTGATGATTGCTTTTTCTGAACCAGCACATGCGAAACGAGTTCATGATCAACATAAGATTGTGAAACACACGGGCGAAAGTCGTAAACACACTGCTCACAGTGCAAAACAGCTTTCTGATCAACAAACGGACGTCTTAAAGATGGCTTATCTAGTTGCCAAAAAAGACGGCCTAAGAAATCCAGCGATTTTGACTGGCATCATAATGCAAGAATCAAAGGCTGGAACCGCTGATAAATTTAGGACGGCTCGCCATAAGCGGCAAGTTGACCAGTCAGTCGGTTTAGCACAAATAAAAGCTTCAACAGCAAAGGGAGTTTTGGCTGAAAATCCAGACTTAAGAACCACCTTTAAAGTTGCCGATGCTAACATTAAGCAAAAGCTAGCAACAGATGATAAATTTAATGTCGCCATTGCTAGTCGATACTTAAAATCGTTATATCATATAAAAAATGATGATATGTGGGTAATTGCCGCGTATAATAGAGGACCAGGTAATGTGGGCAAAGCCCCGTGGAAACTACCATATGTTCGCCTGGTCTATAATCATATAAAGACACTTCAAATGATATTCGTTTAAACATCACACCAAAATAGAGGATAGAATACGGGTTTCTATTCTCTATTCTTTTTAACATGGATGTATGAAATCACTTCGAGAATTAATTGAATTTTCATTGCTCCAGCAGATCTGCCTTGTTTTTCGCAGTGAGGGTATATTAGTATCGGTCTATTATTTTTTTGTTCTTCAGATAATTTGCGACCTTTTGAGCCCAATGAAATTTTTCTTTTCTTCTGATGTTCTGCATTTTCCAAATTGTGGATGATTTGCTCCAGATTTACTTTTAGATAGTTTTATTGAAAAAGTTGTAGTGAAATTAGTTAATTCTTCAAATGAATTAAATGTGTCGCTCCATAAAGTAACTACATGTTGTTTCCAGTGTTTGTTAATATGATATTTCCAATATTTTCCTGAACCTAAATATTTGTCAACGTTTTTCTTTTTGTTTTTCCAAAATAAAGTTTTCCAGTAATTGTATGACATTTTATGTAAAGAATTGTTGGTGTAAAAATTTTCATTTAGTACTCCTATGATAAAATCTAAATCGTTAGAAGAATTAATTAAATTCAATATAAATCTGAATGTATCTAAAAATAGCAAATACCATTCAGTAAAATGTCCAATGTGCTCAGATTATAAAGAAAGAGGTGGATTTTCTTTTTCAGCAGGATTTATCCATTATAATTGTTTCAATTGTGGATATTCTGTAATATATGACGCAACTGATGGTCATATTTCAAAAAAATTAAAAGCTTTACTAATATCATTTGGAATTCCAAATGATCAAATTTTGCAAGTTGCTGGCTCTGCCTTTTTCAATAAGGCAAAAGAATCAAATATCTCAGTAGCCGAACTGAAAAAGATTAACCTTTTCACTCCAATAGTTGAACTTCCACAAAACAGTTCATTACTCACTGAGAGTTTAAATCCAATATTTTGTGAATATCTACGAGTTGAAAGAAATTTAACAGCGTTTGACTATCCATTTTACATTTCAACTGATTTAAAATATAATAATCGACTTATTATTCCTTATTTTAAAGCTGGGAAAATCATCTACTGGCAAGCAAGGTCAATTGACCAGCAGAATCCCCGCTACAAAAATTGCTCAGTCCCACGGGATGCGGTTATATTTAACCATGATGAGCTATTCAGAAACCATGACCTACCGCTATTTGTTTGTGAAGGAGTATTTGATGCAATCCATGTGAATGGAATCGCCCTTGCTGGGAGTGGACTCAATGAAACAAAGATTGAACTTTTAAAGAAAACTAGAAGAGAATTAATCTTTGTTATCGATCAAGATAAAACTGGTAAGCACTTAGCTGAAATAGTCTTCAAACTTGGCATGGGCTCACTAACATATGCACCGCGAGGACACGATATTTGTTCTTCAATTGTCACCAATGGGAAGCTTTGGACCATTCACGAGCTGTTAAAAAATAAATCAACTGATAAATCAATATTATTGCACTTGGACATGTTGTCCAGGTTTTCAACACGGAGGTAAGTATGTTCGACTTTACCGTCGAAAAACAGAAGGTGCTCATCGAGCTTCTTCTTGGTAATCAAGAACTTTTCGCTCGCTGCAATACTATCATTAAACCAAGTTATTTCGACCCATCTATCAAAAAGTCAGTAAGTTTCATTCAAGAATATTTTGAAACTTATCGTGAGATTCCGAATGCACACATCATCAAAGCTGAAACTAACTTTGATGTTGAATTTGCTCAATTGACAAAAGGTGAACAGGCATACGCCGCTGAAGAGATTGAAAAATTTTGTCAACTATCTGAAGCAATTGAATGGGCGTTTAAAGGACCGGAGTTAATTGAACAAGGAAATGTTGAATCACTATGGCAAGGTTTAAAAGCCGCCGCAAGTATATCATTAAACCGTGATCTCGGCATTTCATACTTTGATAACGTTGAAGCTCGACTAAATGATTTGTTGATGAATTCACCTACTATTCCAACCGGCTGGAATAGTGTCGATGAGGTTATAGGTGGTATAGCAAGACAAGAGTTGTTGTTATTAGCTGGCGCCTCAGGTGTTGGTAAGTCAGTGACAATGTCTAACTTAGCAATTAATGTTGTTGCTCAAGGTTTTAAGGGCGTTTACTTTTCATTAGAGCTTGCTGATCGAGTCGTTGGTAAACGATTTGACAGTATGGTCACAATGATTGGTCAATCTGATATTTTAAAAAATATTACCACGGTTGCTGAAAAAGTTCAAGGATTTCATACTAAGTGTGGTGGTGAACTCTATATTAAGAGGATGCCTGAAAACGTTACTACGGCAAATCATATTAGAGCGTATATGAAAGAGTTTCAACAAACTCATGGATATGCACCTGACTTTATCGTAGTCGATTACCTAGATTTAATGTCGACCAATCGTGGTGTTTCAAATGAAAATATTTGGCTTGCTGATAAGTATAAAGCTGAAGAGCTCAGAGCTATCGGATTTGAATTTGATTGCGCCATCGTAACCGCATCACAGTTAGGTAGAGCAAGTTTAGATGCTGAAAAAGTTGGTCAACAGCATATACAAGGTGGTTATTCAAAAGTTCAAACCGCCGATAATATGATAGCCATTGTCCAAACTGACCAAATGCGAGACATGGGAATATATGTATTTGAGTTCACAAAAACACGTAATTCAAGTGGAGTTGGTTCTTCAGTTGAAATGACATGGGACCCTATTTCATTGAGAATTTCAGACTCTAATAAGTCCGAAAAACTTTCATTTCAAACAGCTAAATCTAAAGCTATAGAAACTATTTTAGAGACCAACTATGAGAAAAAGCAAAATTTATTAGATTTTGTAAAGCACTAGAGTTCATTTTTAAAAACCATAAATATTTTTTTTATAATAAAGAGGATACACAAATGTCTGAACAAACCGCTCAAACTATCACTGTTGATGGCGTTCAATATGACTTAACCATCTTTTCAGATGAAGTTAAAAAACTTATCTCAATTCATCAAAATTGGGAACACAAAGTAGTTGAAGCACGACTGGAAGTAGCTCGCTCTGAAGCGGCCGTACGTGATTTAACTCGTGAGTTAATCAATAAAATCAAGGCTGAATTGGCCATGGCTGAAGAGGCTGAACCAACTCAAGCTCCTGAATAAAATTAGTATGCGATAAAAGGAGAAGTTCTGCTTCTCCTTTTTGTTGTCTGATAAATAATCTTATCAATTAGCAGCGCAGCAGCACGTGAGACACTTATCATGACAACAAATTTTGAAGATTTACCAATAGAAGATTTTCTTCAACACTTGTCAAAACTTAATGAATTTAGCATCAGCGCGCAAGCTGACGGCCTTGATTTCTTTTTTGGTTTTGATAAAAACGGAAATTTTTTTACTAGTCCGTATTCAGCTAACAAGCAAGAAAAATTTAACTTTTCTCCGAGCGATTATCCGCATAAACCAGAAAATAATACATTTATCTCAGCGCATGCTGCGCTAGAGAAAAAAGTAAAAATGATTGCAAAATTTTTACAGCCTGGTGAAGCGATTAGTGCTCAATTAACATCTCACGCCGCTAAATTTACTGAATCAGCTACAAACATTATCTCAATCATCAATGGCGCTAAAGGTGAAGTTGCAACACCAGATTCACAACATGTTCATGAACTAGCTCATAAGCTTGCGACAAGCAAAATTTTAGTTTCAGTTAAACAAATAGACACGACGGATGGCGAAGAGTTACACACCATTACAAGTTTAGAAGCATGGAAAGTTGTATATGCTAAACGAGTTTCAGGTTCTCATTTAGATTCAAGTAAATTTAAATCATTAAAGTTAAAACTTAAAGCATTTTTAAGTGAACCAAATAAACAATTAGAAGAGCTTGGATTAAGTAATCATCAAGTATTAACTACAAATTTAACGTCTATTGACTTGAAACAACGTCCTAAGGTTAAAGCTGAACGTGAACGATTAAACTCATACCTCTTGCAGCATTTTAAGCTACCAATAAAAGCTGAGCTGCTTGTTAATTTAGAAAATAAATTGGGAACTAACGCAGGTTTAATTCATAGTAAAGGTGATGATGTTAGAATTGTCGACAGCGAAGTTTCAGAGATTGGTCGCTTTGATACAATGGCAAAAAGAAAAGTTGCTGGTATTCAACGCACCACTGATAGTTCAGCTTCAGTTGAAGACCAGGGGGGTTTACTTGGAATATTCGAGCAACGCATATCAGAGCTACTTGGAGTTCCAGAGCTCTCAATGTATCAATCGGCGGCGAAAATTTTTAGAGAGCTTCATGCAAAAAGTCCAAATGATGCGGCCCGCAAATTTGCAGTTGGGTTAGGGCATTTAGATTTTAATGGAGTTAAACAAAAGATAAACGCTGTTATTAACTCTACGCTTAAGCAATTAAGTGAACAATTAGCTAATTTTAAAGACAATGCATTATCATTTAAGTTAATTACTGGTGATTCAGATAAAACCGTTACATTAACTCCAGCTCAATATAAAAGAAATCTTTTGGCATTTGCTGAAGCAAAAGAGCACCTGCTTGATTTACAAAATGAAGTCAAGCAAGCTAAGACATTTGCTGAATTAATATTAAGTTTGTATGGGCCAATTATCTACGGAGTTGTTCAGCATGGATTGCATGAAGGAATAATAGAAGAAGGGAATATTGACACAAAATTTCTCACAACTGAGAAAATTTGCCATGCGTATACAGCAACGTTATTAGCCGCTCAATTATTGTTGAGAGCTAAAGATAAGCAAGCTAGCACAATGCTTAAAGATGCTAGACATGCTAATTTGAATAAATTTGAAGCTGGTTTAAGTCCTTTAAATTATTGGGGATGTATTTTATTTAGCCCGTTTTTAGCTGATATGAAGGGGCAATTAAATTCAACAGTAGCAAAAGACCTTAAAAAGATTGCAGGTCGTTTCATTTTACCAAGAGTAAAAAAGATTCATATTACATTATCAGCTAATACTAATATGGAGCAAGATTGGAACTTACAAGAAGAAAATGCAAGATTAGTTTCAGTTAGGTTGAGTACACGTTCAACGGTAATAAATACTATTATTACAGGTACTAAACATTGGACTGAGCTTGATTATAGTGATAAGCATACGGTTGTTGCCAGAACTTTTTATTACCTTCAGCAGGCAGTTCCAAATTCACCATTATTGGGACGCATAAGATATTTAGCTAACAATGTACTCACAATGGCAAATCAAGATAGTGAAACAATTAAAGACCCAGTAGCTGGAATTCAAGAAAACTTGCTCGCTAGTTTATTAGAAGTAGAGATGGGCGCATTCACCGCGTCGGCATCAAACAATTCATATGGCTCATCAACATGGACTGACATTGGAACTGCAAAAGCACCAGATATTGATGGCAACACCCAAGGTCAAGTTGCTAATCGAGCCAATAAAACTGATACTCTCAGAATGTACCATGGTCGACACATTGTTAAACGTAAACGTGATTATGAGAGAAAGAAAAGGTTTGAACGTCCCAATTTAGCTGACCTGGTTCACGAGGATGACGCTGGGTCAACTTCGTCTGCTGTAGATGGTGGTACACCAAACGGAGAGCTTTATACTTCATCTGGGGCAATAGCAACATATCCACAAAAACTATTTGGTGGTAAAGGTAAAAAGAAAAAGCGTATTATCAAGCGTTTGATTCCAACTGGGTATGACCTTAAGGAATTTTTAGAAAAACGATATAGCATTATCTTAAGCTGGCCTGATGCTGATTTTACTGGCAATGCAGCAACTGACCCAGGATTTAAATTGTTAAAAGAGCACTACAAAATTAATGCTGAATTGATTTATGAAAAAGCACTTAATGGTTGGCCTGTGGTAAAACTTGAGGGCTCAAAGCAGCAGCTCATTGACTTTTTAACTAACGTATATGAAGCTGATGCAAAAATCATCAGTTCAATCACTCTGATCGGAGATAAGTAAAGTGGATTTGTTTAAAGAACTCCAAACAAACTTTGACAATATTCAGCCAATAGGCGAAGATGTTGCGGCAAATAACCAGCAAAAGAAAAAAATTGGCGATATTGAGTTTTTAAAAAAGCTCAGCAATTTTGGTATTCCATTTGATAATAGAATTTCAAATCGCAGCGCTTCAAATTTGGTTCAACAGGCTCATGACTCAGCCGAAGAGGTTGATACAGTTGCTTTTGGTTTAGAGCTTAACGATGGAGAGGTCGTTAAAGTCTATGTTAATGCTGAGCAAGCAGATGATTTTGAAAAGGCTATGGCTGATATTCTTGGCCAAGAAGATGATGTTGAAGATGCAATTGATAAAATGGGGCAAACCTTTGATATCGTATCAGTTGAATGGCCAGAAAATCGTAAGGCTGCTGCCATGAATGCATCAAGCCTTGACAATGAAAATGGAGAAACTCCAGCGAGTGTAGTAGCTCCAGCAGTTGATAGTGAAGGTAGTTCAGCACAACCATTTCATAAGGTCAAAGTTGATTTTGACCTTGGCGAACTAGCTAAAAAACCTGAAGGCGAAGGAGAAGAGACTGATGCGCCAGAAGATAAAGACAAAAAGAAAAATGATGATGGAATTGAATTAGATGATGCCAAAGATGATAAAGAAGATGATGGCGCTAATTTTGATGTTGAAGATGATATTGCTGCAAAAGACGATAAAGAAGATGATTCTGAAGAAACTGATGATGAAGAAGAATTAGACAAAAATGGTAAGCCTAAAAAGAAAAAGAAAAAAGACAGCAAAGATAAAGCAGAAAAACCTGTAGCTGAAAGGCTATCAATTGGCGCTCGCGTAAAAGCTAGATTTTTAAATGAAGCTTCTGATAAAGTAGAGCCTAAAGAGACGATAAAAAGTTCTAATAAAAAATCGACTGAAGAAGAAACTAAAACTAATGAGCCAATTGACCATAGTGACGACCAAGATGTTAAGTTAGAAGACATCTTTAAAACACCAATGCAAAGAAAACTGTTTAGGCTAATCTCATTGTTTGATTTTCCAACTCAACGTTTAATTGCGCATAAACAAGATTTAAGAGCAAATTTGAGAAGTTCAGCGATTGAATTGATGTCAAATAATAAAGCGAAAATCTTTTTAGATAAACTTATTGCTGAGTTAGAAAGTGTTCGTGATATGGATTTGATTCATAACAATGAAAAAAAAGTTATTGCCAATCATAAAAAATCAGATTTGAAAGAGCAAGATGAAACACAAACTGAAAAAATTGAAGTACTATTGAAAATCATATTCAAAATTTTGAAAAATATTGGTATTCCAAATGCAGCTCTTGATGTTCGTCATGCACAGTTAAAACAACAGATGCGTCCATTAGCTAAAGAACTTTTGAAACATGCAAAAGTTCAAATGTATCTGCATTCATTTGCAAAAGCAATTGGTATTGATGATGGTGAAGAAGAAGTAACTGAAGAAGTAAATCTTGGCACTAACAAATATCTTCAATTAGTATCAGCGCTGTTGACAGAGCTTGGAGTTCCTGATGATAATTTAAATTTTCAAAAAGCTAATTTGATTCAAAGTTTACGAAATAAAACTTTGAAAATTGATATTGGTCGAGTTAAACCAAGGCTAGTACAATTGATTCAGACTTTGCAACAAACTACAACTGTCACTGAAGATGCTAAGATTTTTGCAAAAGAACATGCTGCAAAGCTAGGAAATTGGTCTATCACTCAAATGAATAAATCTATTACTTTATCAGTTGAAGATGTTGCAATTGAGCTTAATGATAGTCAAACTAAAAAATTAGTTGAGGCAATTAATGCAGGTGATCAAATATCAGTAAACGGTTTTAAATTTGTTCCAATATCAACTGGTGCAGAGTATATTGTATATTCAGACACATTTGAAGATTATAGTGGTGGTATCTTATTTACCGCTAAAAGTGTTCGTAATTTAACAAAACTTTTTAATGTTTAATTTTGCTGAATTAGAAACCTGTAATGAATTGGGTTACAGGTTTTATAAAACTCCAGGTGGTAATTTTTATCCATCTATTACTAGTATCTTAGGTGCTACTGTAACAGAAGAAAAACAGCAATCATTGGCACATTGGCAAAATTCCTTAGGTGCAAGTAAAGCTGCAGAAGTAACAAGGCAAGCCGCAAGTAGGGGTACTAACGTTCATCTATTAATTGAGCGACTTTTGAAGGGTGAAGATTTACAGCTTTCAACGTTTAGTCAGGCTGATGTAAATAGCTTCAATGCTCTTAAATTAAAGTTAAAAGGAATTGAAGAAGTTTGGGGTCAAGAAGTTTCCCTCTATTCTGATACATTAGAAGTAGCTGGAAGATGTGATTGTATTGCGGTTTATCGAGGAGTTCCGAGTATCATTGATTATAAAACAGCTTCAAGAATTAAAACTGAAAAAGAAATTGCTGACTACAAACTACAATGTGCATTTTATTCAATTGGTTTTTTAGAGCAATTTGAGATAGAGATTACACAGGGGGTCATCTTAATGACTTCAGCTGGTGGTTTTCCGCAGGAATTTAAATTTTCTTTAGCGGAACAATACCCATTACTAATTACACGAGTAGAAGAATTCTACGAAAAATTAAACAAAAAGATAGGATTACGCGCATGACATCATTTGAATTTTCTAATAGCCCAATTGAAGCTTATTCAGCTGAACAACCAGCATTAGCTTATCCAACACCACAAGTAGAACCAGAGCCTATGCAAGTGGCTGAACCTGTTCCTAGTCCAGCTCCAGAAAATGGAATTGATTTATCGAAATATAGCTTTTATGTTGAGAAAGCTCAAATGGTAAATGATTATACAAATCAGCAAAGTACTGAAATATTCATTGATTTAGACATCATGGTTACTTGTGAAGCTAATTCAACAAGAGTTTCTAAACGTATCAAAATGTATAAAGACCATTTGGCACGTGAAGCAGCAATAAAAGATTCAATTACTAAAGCGACAGCTACATATGTGGAAAGCAAACAAGAAAAAGGCCCATCACCAATGACTCAGCGTTTAATTGAGCTATCTGGTATTAACCATCCTCTTAATTACGTGAAAAAATAACATGACATCTTTGATAATCTTAACGGCAGAACCAGAAAATTGGGCGCCAAAAGAAATTGAATTGAAAGCTAAAGCCGCTGGATTTAAGGTTGAGGTAATCAACCCTGATAAGTGTTATATTTCTTTAGCCGGAAATGATTACATCTCACATGATGGTACTCAATTTACTGGAACTGATATTTGTATTCCACGATTATCTGAAAATGACCTTGAATATAAAGTTGCTATCGTTAACCATTTAGAAAAAATGGGTGTCAAGGTTATTAATAATGGGAAAGCTTTACGTAACGCTAGTAACAAAGTCGAAAGTCAAATCTTACTAAATGATGCAGGTATAGTTACCCCGCGCACGACCATGTTTACATCTGAGCATCAATTAGAGCACGCAGTAAAAGCAATTGGTGAAAAGTTTCCAGTTATCGTAAAAACAATATATGGTACTCATGGTATCGGGGTTATTAGAGCGGATAGTTTAGCAAGCTTGCGTTCAATTGTTCAACAATTATTAAAGACTGAAGTTCAATTTATCTTACAAGAGTTTATCCCACATAAACAATCTGGTCGAATTTTACTATTAGATGGTAAGCCATTAGTTAGTGTAATGCGCACCATCCCTGAAGACGATTTCAGAAGTAACGCTCATCTTGGAGCAGAACTTAAAATTCATGAAGCCTCAGCTGAAGAGATTAAAGTTTGTCAAAAATCAGCTGAAGCAATCGGTATTAATTTTGCGGCGGTTGATTACATTGTTAATAATGATGAAATTGTGGTACTAGAAGTTAATGGTTCTCCTGGTTTTGAATCAATGCAAAAGGTCGTGCCTGATTTAGATATTGCCGCGGTTATTATTAACTATTGCATTGAAACATTAAAAGCCACTGACGTAAAAGAATTGCCAACTGATAAACCTACTCCGGCTAAAAAGATTGACAAGGATGAGCACGAGCTTAAAGATGTGGAAGCTGAAGAAGAAAAAGATGTTAAAGTTGAAGTTGACATTAAAGTCGAACCTGAGGCTGAAATTGAGAAACCCCACTTAGATAAAGAACCTGATGGGGATGCTGATGATGAAGTTGAAGTTCCAACTCATTCAGAAGAAGCTGGTGTTATTGGCACTGTTTCGCATGTTATCATTAAGCACTTCAATAATGAAGAGCCGCTTGAAGCACGTGTTGATACTGGCGCCGCAATGAGTTCAATTCATGGGGAAGATATAAAGATTGATGATAGTTCGGTTCGTTTTAAATTTAAAGGCACTGTTTATAAATTTCACTTGGTTAGAACATCTAAAATTAAACAAGTTGACGCTAATGATATTTCAGAGCGACCAGTCATACGTGTTGATTTAACGGTAAATAATCAAACTCTACGTAATGTCGAAATCAATGTGACTTCAAGAGAAGATATGAAATATGATGTTTTACTTGGTAGAAATACATTAGCGCAAGCAGGCTTCTTAGTTAACCCTGCGGTTGGTAATATTACTCCAATTGAAGGAAATAAAGAATTAAAAAAGCAAGAAGAAGAATAAACCAAATTAACATATAAAGCATAGGAAATATCATGGCAAAGTCTCCATTTACAGTTGTTCAGGAATTTTTATCTCCTAAACAATGTGAAGAATTTATTGATACATACAGAGTTAAAACTCCAAATTTAGATAAAGATGGAAATCCAACTAAATTCGCTAAAACTATTTTACCCAACCTTGGTCAAGAGATTATCTTACAAAAAATTAGAAATTTAATTCCTGACATTGAAGAAAGATATAATGCAATTTATAGAGGTACTGAACCACTAGAAATAATTCATTATCCAGAATATAGTAAACTTCCAGCTGAAAATCCTCACTGCGAAAGTGCACAGTATATCAGAAAAAAATGGGTTAAAACAAAAGATGTTGATTTAACTGGTGTAATTTGGTTAAAGGATTTCCAAGATAAAGTTCCACTTGATTCTAGGTTTGAAGTATATGGTGGTAAAATGGAATTCCCTGGTTTAGATTTTTCATTAGTACCAGAGCGTGGTACTTTAATTCTTTGGCCAGCAACTCCTCATTTTATAACAGCCTTAAGTCCATTATTAGTTAGTGATATGTACTTAATAAAAATTAATATTGCTATAAGTGCTAAAAATGGAACTGTCTGGCTTTATCAACCTCAAAATTTTCCAATTTCAAAAGAGGGTGTCATAATGTCTTGGTTTAAAGAATACCTATGAAATTAGCAGCGCTGTTCCACCCGATTATTCCAAAATTGTTTATCAGCTTTCATCACTTTGAGGCTGAACTCACCGCTGAGTTAGATACATGTAAGTTTGTTAGTTGGGATGAAGTCGCCGTTGAAAATGGAATACTCACCGTAGCAAAAGAGCCAATAACAAAATTTGGTTTTATATTCATGGGTCCAGTGACTGAAAATCAAGTTAAAGCTTCAGTTATCAGAGATTACATCAAAAAATATAGTGTTCCACATTTATACTATGGTGTTCCAGCTTACTTAGAAAATAAACCTCTTCAATCATTTTTATTTTCACAGAATGATATCGCTCAACCAAAAACTATCATTTCGCATACAAGCAATATTGATGCTGAAAAATTAGTTAAAGAATTAAAACTTCCTATTATTGCAAAAATTACGAATGGTTCTCAAGGTAAAGGCATCTCAAAGCTAGATACTAATGCCGCCGTCGTTAGATTTTTAAAGGCAAATCCAAAGCAAGAATTTATCTTTCAGGAGTTCATTCCTAACTCTTGTGATTATCGAATTTTCTTTTTTAAAAATGAACTTTTATATGCTATCAAGCGCGAGCGTAAAAAGGAAAGTAAAGAATTTAGAAATAACCTTTCCCTTGGAGCAACTCAAGAATTCGTCGAATTACCAGAAAATGTTAAAATATTGGCAAAGAAAATTGCTTGTTGTTTTGAGCTAGATTTTGCTGGTGTGGACTTAGTTCAATCTGAAAAAGATGGAACTTGGTTTGTGTTCGAAATAAATTCAGCTCCTCAATTTATTTCCAAAGAAAATTTAGTTCTTCCAAAAATCATTCAATATATTAAAAGTAATTAAATAGTAAATTAACAATATTATACCTATACAAGGATAATTTACTACGAGAATTGATGAACTATTTGAAGCGTATTTTGGTCCAATGAGTCCTATCGTTGATAAAGAAGAACTTTATTGTACCGTGGACAAAGTTAAAGAATTAGACGTTTACAAATGACTAGTTAAAATTATGGATGACATTACTGGCCCTGTTGCTAAACGTAATGGAACATTTATGCTTAAGCCAAGAGATAAAACTTCTGAAAACTTGAGCCAAAAGATTTATAAAGTTCAACGACATGGTCAAATTAGATTGTCAAATGGTGGCAGTACTAATTATTCAGTTCAGGTTACAATCTCCGCTAGTCCACAAAGATCAATCTCAGTATTCCATTTACATTAATGCTTTGGAAGAAGTTGAGAAAAAATACTACAAAAGATTAACTAAAAAGAGTGGATTAATCACAATTCAAGGCCATGAAATTACCACGCTAGAAGGAATTGATTTTGACAATTCCTCTTCAGTTAAGATTAAAGATACGAGCATAAAAAATCTTGTTGGCTTGCCTGCAATTGGTAATTTACATATTCTTGATTGTCATGAGCTAGAAAGTTTAAAAGGCATTCAAATAAAAACAAAAAATATTGAAATTTCAAATTGCCCAAAGTTAAAAACTTTAGAAGGTATTCCTAAAAATTTGAATTCATTAAATTTGGCTGATGCTGAAGTTTCATTACATAAAATTAATAAATATGTTAATAGCATAAAAAATTTATTAATGTTGAATCGTAGTTATGTTGGCCCAATTCTAAGTGTTTTAAAAATTAAAAAAATTCAAATTATTATGATTAGAGGGTCTAATCCTGCTAGTAAATCAATGCCATTTGTCGGGCAACTTATTAAAAAATATTATTCGCCAGATGGTAATAGTAATGCATCAGCCTGTCAGACAGAGTTAATGAAAAACGGATATAAAGAATATGCAAAATACTAGTTTACATCTAACATAAATCATGATATGATTCTTCTATTATTGGAGGAATTGTCATGGCTGTTGAATTTTCACTAGTTTACAAAATTACACACGATGGACAACAATCAGATGCTGGTACAGTTGTTCTAAGTAATAACATCCTCAAATTCACTAGCCGTGCTTGCGAAGTCACAAGAACTAGTAAGTACACTTATGTGATTATCAAAATCAATAAAAAGCACCTTGATGAACGAGAATTGCTTGATGAAAAAATTAAACAAGCGATTGTCGTTACGCATCCATTCAATGAAGAAAGTCTAAGTACCATTAAATGGTCATTAATGGTTGATTGTGAAGGTAATCTTGCCGGAATTGAAAAACCACTAGAGGCTCCTAAGCTTTTTTTGAATTTTAGACGAAATACAAATTTATTTGGTATCGACCAAATTGTTGGTAGCAATGTTAAAACCATTCGAATAACCAATTGTCATAAAATCGAAAGTAATATTCTTGGTCTTTGTGCTTTAATAAATCGTGGCATAACAGTACAGTTTGCAACACGTGGAATGAATACTCCTCGCTGGATAGAATTATTGCAAGAATTTCAACAACACAAATTAAGTATTTCCGCATTCCAAACCTTGTTGCTGAAAAATGGTCTTAAGCAATTTGCCAAATATTGAGATGGAACCAAAACCTATTAAATACCGGCTTTTTGTATTGTTAAAGCTTAGCTCATACCATAATTTCATTAATACACATACATTGAATTCAATGATGAGAAATATTGAGTATAATACGAATAGAAAATGTTATCTTAAAACACTTGAACCATTTAGTCCAGTGGGATTACAATTGATGGTGGAATTGAAAACTTGTGATTTAAAAGACTTGTCAATAATATACAGTAAAGTTCATGAGTGTTTTTCACTTCATAATTTGCAAATAACTTATTCTGAAGATGAAATCATTGCAGAAGTTGACGGCGATATATCAACATTGCTACCAATTAACACTGCCAATTTTACGTTATTCTTTTTGAGTGAAACAAAATTAACTAACATCAATAAGTTGATAGGTCCATTTACATTAACGCTCCATATTGAAAAATGTCATTATATTTCTGGTGGTGCACTAAGCCTGTATGAGTTTATAAACAACGATACTAATTTGGTCTTTTGTAAAGACGGTATTGAAAAAACCCCACTATGGTTAGGATTAGCTTATACAGCAAGGTTTTCAAAAATGACAACACCGGCGTATCAGACACTGTTATTGAAAAATGGTCTAAAACAATATGCAACCTATTGATAGTACGGTTAAGCCGGTTGCATATTGTTTTAGAGCTACTTTGGAGTTTTTCCCACAATTTTCATATGCAGATATTTCCCTTATTTCTCTAGCATCACATATTTCAAATCAAACGGATAGAAAGTGTCAAATTAACACTGTTAGGGCAGCATCTCCAGTTAAAATAGAATTAGATATTCAATTATCATTTGCTGATTTGGCAGACCCAAATAAAAATATGCAAATTCTTAATGTTGTTGCTGAATATTCACAAGGCAAAATTACTAGCACCACTAGAAATTATGTAATTAAAATAAATGGTGACATATCTTCATTAGAAAAAATAGCATTTAATCATTTGATTTTAGAATTTACAGGTCCAACCGCGCTAACTAACTTTGATAAAGTTATTAGCGAACAGTGCTCGATGATTCAATTAATAAACGCTAATCATATTACTGAAGACGTGCTTAGTTTATATCGTGTTATACACAATCGACCCAAAAATGACTTTACAGTCTTTTGCACCGACCAAATTCCCCAATGGGTAGATTTAATGCAATATGCGCAAAATAACGATTATTCAATTACTAAATTCCAGACGCTGTTGCTTCAAAATGGATTGAAACAATTTGCAAGACGATAAATAGATAATCAATTTAGATTTATAAGTCATTGGCCAAATGAAAAAATTAGACAGATTAATTGTAGAAGCTTTTGAAAGCAGACGTTTCAAAGAAGGTGAAGTTAAGTTCAAACAGTCTGCACTACATGACCCTCACATTAAAAAGGCTTTAGATTTAATTGCGCAAACTGATGGGGTAAATATTGATGATTTGCTTGGAGAAATTTATGCAAAGCTAGCTGAATTTAAGGAACAGTTTGAAAAAGCTCCAATACTTTATCATACAATTGTTCAAAATTTTCTAGAAGAACAAGTCTTTTCTAAATTTGAGGCAAGTTCTGTTAAAGTAGAAGGTTCACCTAAATTCAATGCCACCTGGTTTAACCTATTAATTGAGCGCATAAAGGGAGAGAATGGTGAGTTTAATCCAATGCGTGGTTTCATGGATGGTAAACGTCTTCGTGAATTAGAATTCATTTTAATTCCTCGAGATTTAAACAGATATCCAGAATTTAAAAATATTAATACGGCTGCGGCAACCCCAAAAGGTCAATTCATTTTTAACACTGATTTTTTGCAGAAGTTAATGGATTGGGCTCACCTTGAAGAGTTAAAACCTAATGGTAAAAAATACAAATGTAATGGCGGTGAATTTCCTGACGAATATGCATATGTAGAATTTGTTATCTTACATGAATTCATGCATTATACTAATGATGATTTTCACTATCAAAAAGTTATCAAAAAAGCAGATCCAACTATTATAAATTGGGTTGGCGATTTCAGATCGAACTATCTGTTAGTCAAATCAGGCTATGCACAATTGCCTTTGGGACTATATAACGACAAAATTAATTTTGATCGCCAAAAGTCATACATTGAAATGTACAAGTTAGTAGAAGAAGAATTTAAAAAGCTTAAAAAAGATGACCAAGACAAAATAAAAAAAGTTTTAGATTCAATGAGCGATGACCATGGACCTGGTCAACAGCAGGGCAGTGATATGGAAGAAGGAGCTGATGGTGAATTTGACGAAAATGATATTGATGAAAAAGCTAAAAAGCAAAATGAAAATTTTAAAAATGCAAAAGACAAGTCAAAAGCTGAAGCTGAAAAAGATGCAAAAGATAAAAAAGAAAGTGACAAGTCTTTAAAAAAAGAAGCCGATTCTGGTGGTTCTGGCGCAAAAGGCCAAGATGGAGACCCATCGCAAATTGATTATTCTAATGTAAAACCTAAAAATTGGACAGCTCTAATCAAACAGTTCATTGATACCCAAAGTACACAGTTTGAAGAGAATTGGGTAAGACCTAAATGGAATCATACATTAGGTACTGGTGGAAGTGCTCCAAGCTCTGGTAAACCAACTGAAAGACCAACAGATTTAAAGAAAGTGAAGTTAGCTTTTTGTGTAGATAGTTCTGGTTCTATGGGTGGGGTTGTTGCTAAAGTTTATGCAAACATCATCCAGGTTTTAAAAACTAGACCACAATTAGCTGGATTAGTTTTCACATTAGTTAGATTTAGCTCAGATTGTCACATCTACAAAGGCATCTTTAAGACCGATAAAGCCGCTGAATTAAAAGATGTCAATGACACATATAGTGCAATGCCACTTAGTTTAGATAAAGTATTTCATGAGCATTATGGCAGCGTGACTAACTTTTATGGCACTACCGCTGAGCAGATTGAAAAGCTACTTGCTGATAAGTACAATGTCATTATTTTTACGGATAGTGACGTTTTATCAGGTGAAAATTTAGAAAGCCTGAAAAAGATTTTGAAAATTAAAACAGGTAAAGTATTCTTGATATTTGATACAAGACGTAACTATATCGAATTTAGAAAGATAACTGGAATGGCAACTGACTATCACAGTTATGTTGAAGATGAAAAATAAGGAATTAGTATGAAAGTAATAGAATTATTTGAAAAAACTTCAACTTCATATGAAGAAACTATGGCCGCTATTAAAAAATTGCAGCAAGACCAAAAATTTTCTTCATATGACATGAGCGATTTTAAAGTTCAGGCTGATGGCTCAGTGAATTATGTTGGCAATTTATTAATCGTCAATAATGAGTTAATTGATGAGGAAGAAGGTTGTTTACCATTTCCTATTAACAAATCGAACTCAGTAATTATTAAAGGAACTAATTTTAAATCTTTTAAAAACTTTCCAAAATATATTAAAGCTTCTAAAAGCTATGATTTTGCCATAACAACGTCAATGGACTTTAATTATAAACAGATTAAAACATTAAATGGAATGGATGAAATTTCAGTAGAGGGTGATGTTAAATTATATGATTTTGATGGGATTTCACTACATAATGTCCAAAAGTATTTAAAAACTGTAGTTGGTACTTTAACTCTACCGCACATGTATGAAGGTCCAATTTTATCAGTTCTAAAAATTAATGAACTAAAGGCAATTAATGCTGAGTACAGTAAAAATGAAAGATTAAATGAAGTTTGTGAAATAGTTAATCATTACATTCAAACATCAGGCAATGTTGGAGCTTGTCAAACTGATTTATTCAAAAGTGGATTTAAAGAATATGCAACGCTTTAAACAGTTCATGTCTGAAACTGAAGTAGATTTTCCATTTTACTTAGAAATTACATTTAAAACAAGACCTTTTTAGACCAATTTAAACATCAAATTTCAGCTAGGTCCGATAGAAATTTAGTTGCATCTAAATCTTTAATTGAAAAACACTTCATATGCATTTTGATGGTGTTAATCAGATAAATTATGATGCTAATGAATGGAGCATTCATTTTTATTTTAAAAATGATATTTCAAATGAAACGATAACTCAATATAAAAAATTTTTAAAATTTGCTGATTTCAGATTTGAAAATGAAGTTGCTTGTACTAAACAAATAGTTTTTAGAAATAAAGCAACTCACCATAAAGATAAAATTCATTTAATTCTACAAAAACCAGCTTCATTTCATAATGTTAATAAGCTTTTGGTTTGTGACAAATTAGAAATAACAAATTATCAATACATTTCTGATAGTTTATTAGGGCTTTTTAAATTTGATGGTTTGATGTACAATTATTATCTGAATAATTTGCAAATAGAAGAAAATCCTAAATGGTGGACAATTTTCATAAAACATTATGCTGATAAAAATGTAGCAGCTTGTCAAACGGATTTATTCAAAAATGGATTTAAAACTTTTGCCAAGTCTTGAAGCTAACATTCCACTTGGAGATTATTGCTATACTCTAATAGGAATAGATTCTAACATTGGTTTTAGACAAGTTTCTGTCTGCCCGTTCTGGCGTAAATTTGCTGATAAGCCAGAACAACTAAATGGCTATTGTACGTACTTAAAACTTGGTGATTGGATGGAAGATGGCACTTTATTACTATGGGACCAGGTAAAAGAATGCGGTATCAACCATGATTTAACTGAGTATTTAGCACAACCCATTGCGTCTATTTAGAGCTTTGACATCAAATATTCCATGACGTTTAACATTGAATATTTGAACTTCAAATATTTCGCCACCTTCTAAATCTATTACATCACCATCTGCGTTAAGCTCTTTATAGGCAAATGCATTAGGGCCAATTTCAGCATAACAGTTTTTCTGTAATCGTACACCGTTCTTATACACCACTAAACTCTTGCCATCAGTTTGATATTGGTTCTGCAGGTTAAACACTCGCTGTTCCTTTTCCGCAATCACAGTTTCCCAGATATTATTATCCGTCATATACATTGGAACCCAGCCCTGGCCAGAAAATAAGTAAATGCCTTGATGTGGGTATATGTTCAGGTAAACAATTTCGCCAATAATTGGACTATCTGGAAATTTTTCAGTAACTGGTAATACAACTCTATTTGGTGCCTCAACGCGGCCCGAATAATCTCTCATTTGTGCTCCTATCTGTATTTTGTGTTATGATATATCTATCTGTTCTTAAAAATCAAAATTATGGATTTTAGCCTGCTATTTGAGCATTTCCCAGAATTATATAAACCAAACCTTCGTAAGACGCATCAAAAACAATGGCAACGATTTCTAACAGCCTTTTGTGATCTCTGTGTATGGGTCCACTGTTCTAGAGCTAGGCATAAATTTAATCGTGGCATTGTTCTATATGCAAGTTGGTGGGATAAGCATATGCTTAACAGTCACCGTTGGCATTTTGATGTTAAAGATGCTCTTGAGCCATATGTTTTTACTGATGGCCATTATGATTATTCGCGTAAATTAGCGAGAGAATGGTATGTCACTCCAGAATTTAAAGAGCGATCAGCTAGATTTGTTTCTGATTATAGGTTTAGAGTTCAGCCAAAATGGCGGTCTATTATCGAGAATTTGATAACATTTACCGATGCTGAGACGTTGATAACGCGCTCGGTTATTAAGTTACCAATGTCAGTTGAAATTCCAAAGACTGAAAATATTGAAGCTGGGTTAATTCTCGTTTCATATATTGAAAAGCTTAAAGATGGCTTGCCAATTACTTATTCAGTAGCAAATACTGGTAGGCTCCATCATCCACTTCAAAACATAAAGAAAGATATAAGAGCATACTTATTTGACGATTGGTATTCGTATGACATTAGAGCCTGTGCTCCAGCGATATTAAAACAGTTGTACTATAAATTAGAGCCACTAGAAGCTTTGCCAGCGATTGAGGTGTTCATTCAGCGACGAACGGAAATTCGTGAAAAAATTGCTATTCAAACTGGCCTTCCTGAAATAACAATTAAACGTGCTTTAACTGGTCTATTCTTCGGCTTAACTGTTCCATCTCAAAAGCAAGTATCTTGGGACATCAAAACAACTCAAGACACTTTCAAATTTTCAATGTTAATTGCCTTTGGACCTGAGGTTACTGGTAAGTTGTTAAGTAATGAGCTCTTCAATGAAATTGTAATTGAATGCCAGAAAAAAATAATGCGACGTATTGCTCGACATTTAAGAGAAGAACAAACGAGAATTAATGGGACTGTCATTGAGTTAACAAACAGCGCTGGTGGAATTAAGCGCTTTAATCGATGGAACACGAGACAAGCGGTAGCTCATACATATTTTGGTTATGAGCGACAAGTGATAGATGTCGTAAGTGAACACCTCAATAAGTTAGGTGCAAGTTATCTGTTAATTCATGATGGCTGGCTAAGCAATAAACAAATCGATATGAAGCAGTTAGAACAAGAAATAAATGATCAATTGGGATTTGATTTATCAATTGATGAAAGTCGTCTAATCAGCAGTTCAGAATGAAATA